GACCACATTCATCACTGAATTACCTGACGCCGGCTGAATTTGCAGCGGGCTGGCGAAACGGGAAATATGAAGAAAAACCAACCGACATTACTAACTGAAGGTTGTATCTAACTCTGGGGGCAGGTCATTTATGCTATGAACCAGTAGCAGATGTTCAGCTGTTCACTTTTGGCATTAAATTGTGTGCTCCTGGACATTTAAGGAATTCTCTCCATAATTTTGTTGATAAGTTTTTATATGGATGGGTTATATGTGGAAGATGGTTTTTTTAACAGTATTTCTGCTCTACACAGGCACTTCGCAATCTGCTGAATACTGCAAAATGAAGCAATATAGCGATGGTCAGTTGGTAGTCAGAGAAAGCGTACTGGTTATCGATAGGGGCGACTCTTTCAGTGTCAGAACCAGTCAGAGTTTCTTTAACAGTCCTTTACTGAAAGATGGATATGCCGTAGACCGGCAGGGCGTGGAATATCGGCATGGAACACTGGAAAGCGGGAAACTTTGGATCACGCTTCCCTGGCTAAAAATAAACCTTCACATTGAATGCAATTAATTGTGCCGCTCTCACTTTTACTGGTTGGATGTTACAGCCATTCTGATTATTTCTGGCATTCATCCACCTGTAGCTGCTTAAGCCACTAAATAACAGCTGGCAAAATCCTCTATCTGAGTACCGTCGCGGTCAATACAATTGTTTGCAGACTGCTGTTATGTTGAAAAAAGCGAAACATGAATTATTGCAGTGTTAATCGCGCTCATACCGGACAAATCGAGCTTTATAATTTGGACGAAAGAGCAAATCCCGAAACAATTCCCAGTGACCCCATTAGGTAGATTGGAATTAATCATCTTTATTTTAATGCGGAACTTCAAATTATGCTGTTTATAAAAAATAAATGTCCGCTATTTACTCATAGCGGACGTGACAGCCAGTCATGCTGTATGCGGCATAAAATGAGCAGACAGACTGTGCTAACCGCATTGTAGTTGTGAGATTTCATCATTGATGGCATCTATAACCTGTTTATAGCGCAGCATAACATCTTCATGAATTGTCATTAATCCACGACCGTAATTCGTAGCTATGTTTGTGTATCTTTCCAAGTGAGCGAGATGCTCTTTATTTCCAGTAACGTCACTTGCAACCTTCGTGGAGTCAAGCCTTTCGATAAGTGCATTATTGCCGCGATAGGAATCAATCAGGCTTCTTGCGCTTGTATAAAACGCCACAATTTTTGAGAGTGTATCTCTTTGGACTTCAGCCAGGGACGAAGAATTTGCTTCATAGAAGGTGAAATAGTTTTGGGTAATTGGGAAAATGTTATCGAACGGTGAGTTCCGGTCGTATTTTTCAATTTCTTCTGCCATTCTGGCTAGATATAATTTAATTAGTGAGTCTATTTCCTCTCTGATACCCATCAGCGTTGTTATACGCTTTTCTCTGGCCGCCTTTGCCTGCTGTTTTGCCTGTTGTTTTACTTGGAATATCACTCCCCTCATCGTGAAAAAACCACCTAAAAGAGCCGCCAAGAACGAGGTGATGAGTTCTGAATATTCGTGCCAAAAGGCTATCATGGTTGCAATTCCATTGGGTTAAATTATAACTATTTAACTATAACATTCTACACTGATACCTTCCAAATGTTGTCGTGAACTCATCTGTTGTTGCCACGCTGGTAAAGGGTCTGGGTATTAGCGCCTTGCTCTCTCATTATTTAATTTCTGGTCCGCTCATCGCTCAAAGCGCACATAATCTTACGCTTGATGAGTCAACACCATCACTTTTACTATGCCCGCACGGTCGGTACATCCGCGAGTCGCGTCGTGTAACACGGCGACAGCATCTCGCGCTTCATCTGCCACGACTGCTGGATACCCTGCCCCGCAAAATAGAGCGTTCCCCGCCCCTGCTGGTTGAGTTTGTCCATCAGTGACATCAGCGCCTCGCTGTTCGCGCGCGGCGCGTTCTCGTCAAACAGGTTCAGCTGCGCCACGCCCTGGCTGAAAAAGTCACCCAGCATAACGCCCGCCTTCTGGTACCGGTGGCCGTCGCGCCAGACCGCATCGAGGCAGCGCGTCGCCGCGGCAATGATGTCGCGCGTGTCCTGTGTGGGCGTCAGCAGCTTAGTCCCGGCGTGATTGCCGTAATACGGCTCAGCAGAGAACGGCGACGTTTTCACGAACACCGAAATGTACCGGCAGAACTGATGCTCGCCGCGGAGCTTTTCCGCCGCGCGCGCTGCATAGCTGCAGATAGCCTGGCGCATCGCTTCATAGTCAGTGATTCGCTCCCCGAATGACCGGCTGCAGACGATTTCCTGTTTCGCCGGGGCAAACTCCTCGATCTCCAGACAGGGCTCGCCGCGCAGCTCGCGCACGGTGCGCTCCAGCACGACGTTAAAGTGTTTGCGGATAAAGCGGATGTCGGTATCACAGAGCTGCAGTGCATTTTTAATACTCATTGCCTCCAGCTTTCTGGCAATACGCCGGCCGACGCCCCAGACTTCCTCCACCGGCATCAGCGCCATCAGCCGCCGCTGGCGCGCCTGGTTCGACAGGTCCATCACCCCGCCCGTCTGCGGCCACTCTTTGGCCGCGCGATTGGCGAGTTTAGCCAGCGTCTTCGTCTGGGCGATACCGATACCACAATGAATCCGCGTGTTGCGCCGCACCGTCTCGCGTATCTCCCGCCCAAAATCAGCCAGGTCGCGACAGTTTCGTACACCCGTCAGGTCACAGAATGCTTCATCGATACTGTATACCTCGACACGTGGGCACATTTCCTCAAGCGTGGTCATCACCCGCTGGCTCATGTCGCCATAGAGTTCATAGTTGCTGGAGAAGGCTATGATCCGCTGCGGAAACTGCATCTCGCGCAGCTGGAACCAGGGCATGCCCATTTTTATGCCAAGCGCTTTGGCTTCGCGGCTGCGTGCTATCACACAGCCATCATTATTCGAGAGCGCCACAATGGGCTTACCGGCCAGATCCGGACGGAATGCCGTCTCGCAACTCGTGTAAAACGAGTTCATATCAACCAGCGCGAACATTGCGGTGCAGGGTATTTATCACGCAAATGACAACGCCGACGATTTCGAGGTCGTCGGCGTCATAAACAGCTATAGGCGGGTAAGCCGGGTTCTCGGCGCGCAGCTGCGCCACCGGGTACGTCACCAGCCTTTTAACGGTGAACTCCCCGCCAATATTGGCGACCACGATGTCGTTATGCTTCGCGTGCAGACTGAAGTCCACCAGCAAAAGCGAGCCGTCAAGGATGCCAGCGTCGCGCATCGAGTCGCCAGCAACCCGCAGGACATAGGTGGATGAAGGATGTGCAATAAGGTGGGAAACGAGGTCAATGCCGCTGTCGATATAATCGGCAGCAGGACTCGGAAAGCCTGCTGAAATCAGGTCTGCATAGAATGGGATGTTGACTGGCGTAACCGGCCAGACGAGGGGGTGTATTTTCATTATGTACCTCCCGGTAAAATTACTGTGTATTTATACAGTAGTTTCAGGAGGTAACGAAATCAAGACGCAGCGGCCTATTAATCGTAACGGCAGGTAATGTTTTTTATAAGCAGAGCAGCCCATACGGGCCACTGTGCCTTATCATTTTCCACTGACCGATTCGCTTTCAGAACCTTCTTTGGTGGCGCTTCCCGCAGCAATGAGACTGGAAACTGACGCCTGCAGCCGGGCCTGTTCCATTTCAAGCGCAGCAATACGCGCCTTGTTGTCCTCATCACGCTGGCGCAGCGCTTTTATTGCAGCCAGAGCGTCAAGTAACATCGGCGTCTGGTCAAGCACCATGTTTTCGCCAACATCCTTCACGTATTCCTTGTCAATCTGCATAATCTGCTGGGCGATAACGCCACGGCGCGCCGACCGTTCAGGTTTATCCCACTTATAGCGGAACAGCTTAAACTCCATGCGGTTGATATTGTCCAGGCCAGCTTCGACATTAAAACTCCCTTTAACATCTTTCAGGCGCTCATCTGAAACAGCGGCCATCGTGAACTCGCGCCACGGCTGCCATACACCGCCGCCGTCACCATTCTGCGAGCGCGCAAAGTAACGAGATGCAGAAGCGTAATTACCAGTGAACTGTAAAGCATACGAATGGAAGTTAGCCGCAGAAAATGTAAGGCAGGTACCCGTAATGCCTGGGTTGCCGGTTGCGTTTGCATAACCAAAACCAACGGTATTCGTGCGCATATCACCCCAATCACTAACCGTTGCGTTAGCTTGCCCGGCAGCGTTAGCCGTGTCGCCGTTGTTGGTCAGAAACTCATTCCACCCGTTAATGCCACCACGATCGAATCTTTGTTCAGCTGCAAGATATTTCCTGAAATAAGCGCCACCTGTACCTTTAAAGTTGAAATATAACTGAGCACAACCATTAGCGCCGTTGGCAGCGTTTGGCAGCGTCATTAAAGATCCGGCCTGCTGATCGCGTGGGTATCCATACGATTGTGTCGCCTCTCCGTTATAAGGTTGCTTAAAAAAACCGGGTCTTTGGAAATAATACTCCCAGTTAATAGATCCGGTTATAGCAGAAGTCGGAGCGCGAGCAACCTGCATGTTTTCCCACGTTGCTGCAATATCAGTAGGTTTAAACGTTGTGGCTGTAAGCTCGCCATTATCGGAAAAGATGCTCTTAATAAAATTGATTATCTTGAGCCAGCTTGGTCCGCTGAATGTCGAACCATCTTTGAGAGTGACCGTGATATCGTCGCTGGCGCTGAAAACCTGTTGCCAGTTTGTCTTGTCGAGGTTAAGACCACGTAATGCTTCTGCGGTCTGTGAGGCAAGAGCCGCAGTAATTAAGCTTTGTGCTTCCTGCGGAACGGCAAACCAGGCGGCACCGCTCTGGGTTGGACCTGTGTAATCACTAACAAGCATCAGTTGAGTGTTATTGGTGATTGCTTTAACGGGCAGTGTATAAGGAGTTCCACCAACTTTAACAACGATGAGATCGCCAGCTTTTAATTCCGTTGTGAATGATGTTCCATTACCAGTAACCGCAGCTGATTTATTGGTTAGCGTAAGAGTTCCTGCAGACATGACTGTCTCCTGAAATAAAAAAACCCGCCGAAGCGGGGTCAGAGTGTCGGGAATGTGGCGTAGGGTATCCTGAAGCCGCGCGAAAACAGGGGAAGCGTCCGGTAATTCGGTGTGTTCTGGTTGATATATCTCAGCGAGAAGTAACCGGAGTATTGCTTTATGGCGATACCAAGATTTCCGCCTACGCCCTCTTGATCCTCAGACAGCATCCCCGGAAACATATCTGTCGGCAGAAAAGGCGTACCGGTAACGGGGACTGAAAGGGTGTTGTTTTGCAGGTCATAACCTGCCGGAACTTCAATGAAACCTGTGATTCGTGGCGTGCTCTGCGCAGATATTGCAGACCATATAAGGCTTCCGGAACTGTTAAAAACATCGAGATATCCGCTCTGAACAGCAACGTCAAGACGTGTAAAAGCCAGATCGACTTTTCCCGGCGTGTATGAGTGGATGCCAGGCATTCCCCACCCCCCCACCGCGAAACGACACCAGACTATTTGCCCTGGCTGATGCCAGTCAACGAAGGTATTTCCGACTGTTTCATAAGCATCCCTTAACACGTTAAGATTTCCTATGCCCGGAATATCCATGTCAAAATAGCCGATATCCCAGCGGGGCGATGTGATTCGGCGCTGCAGTCGCGGCGAGGTGAAATCACTGTTTACCGTAATGGCGCCCTCATTATTTCTTATTTCAAATCCGCTCATAAAAAGCTCATATAAAGCTGTAAATATCGACAGGACCGCTTTCCGGCGAAAAACCAAGCGCAAAATTAAGCGTTACCCCACCGTCGTAGCAGGAAACGATCGACTGTCTGTCACCATATGGCGCGGTAAACACAGCGAACGAACCTGCGGCTGTTACCCCTGCAACAGGAATGTTTACCTGTGTCACAGCGCCTCCCACCTTATTGAACTGAACGCGGGCGACATGCCTCAGCATATAGTCGCCCAGATCAACAATAAGCTTTCCGCTGGCATCCCAGCACTGTAGTCCGGACATCAGAAAAGCCCCATTCTCACGCGCAGGACATTATTGGCGTCCCAGATTTGCACAATGTTATTGGTAATTAACATGCGACCATTTCCACCGCTGCCGTTAAGCTCGAAGTTTCCGTTTTTGTCCAGGCGCCAGCCAGTGCGACCTGCCACATAGTTCGTGGACTGTATGAATGCGCCAATTTTGGCACTGGTAATGGTGCCATCCTGAATAAAGGCAGAGTTCATAAACACCTGCCCGCCCACCACAGCAAATGGCGAGAACTGGCTGGCACCGCTGCCGGTGGTCAGCACAAACTGATCGGCATTAAACGCAACACGCGTTACGACTGGCTGCCCGGCCTGTGCCAGCACCGCAATGCTCATGCCGGCGCTGTAGTAGTTGCCGTTAATCCGCACACCTGCTTTCAGAGTATGAATGGCCGTGGCGCCACTGGCGTCCACCACGGCGGTAAGTTTGTCTTCCAGCGCGGCCGTGACATTGCCTATCTGCGCCTGGACCTGAGTGCTCATTTCCGCCAGAGCCTTATCAACGTCGGCGATAGTGGTTTTCACCACCAGAATATCGGCGCGCACTTCGCCATACTGCTTCCACTGATGATCGACCGTGGCGTTGTTCGCCAGTGCGTTCTGCATCACCGCCTCGATGTTAGTGTCGATTTGCTGCTGCAGCGCCTGGCCGTCGGCACTGGTGAGAAAATCCCCGGTAATATCACCCAGGTAATCCTCCGCGTTGTCGTTCGCCATGCCCCGCACCCAGCCGGTCCATGCTGACTGGTTCCCGATGCGGTCCACCAGCCGTGCGCGGTACCAGAAAATCTGCCCCGCACGCAGGCCAAGCTGCGTGTAACTGTGCGCAGGATACGGCACATCCGAGAGCAGCAGCGCGTCGCTGCCGTCGGTCGCGGCGGCATACTGAATTTCGGTCATCAGCGTATCGTCAGCACCGTCAGGGAAGTTCCAGTCAAGCTGGATGCCCCAGTTAATCGGCGTGGTGCGGAAATTCAGCGGTACCGGCGGCTGCCCCACCTTGCCGGTCAGTGTCACTTCCACGCTGGTCTGCCAGACCGAGGCGACATCGCTGGCGTTCACGGCGCTGACGCGCGCCATATACCGCCCGGCATAAATGCCCTGCACCTCAAAGCCGAGCGAACTCGTGCGCGGCACATTGACCCAGTCGCCGTTATCCTTGCGCCACTGGCATTCATACGCCACGGCGCCGGGCGCAGCAGGCCAAGCGACACGCAGGGTTTCCACGCTTAGGCCCTGCACCACGCGGCTGCAACTGCTGAGAGTCACGGAGGCTGGCGGCACCTGCGCGCCGGGTGGAATGGCCGATACCGGGCGCTCATCGAGCCGCGCTCCGGAATCGATGGCGCCGTACTTATCCGGGTTGTGCTGCACCGCGCTGATGGTCCAGGTGCCGTCGTTGTTGTCTTCAACAGACGTGACCCGGTACTGCTGGATTGCCACATCCTGCGCATCCACCGACCAGACCGCCTCACGCTCCGGCGTTTCGCTGAATATGGCAGACACCGTGACGTTGCGGCCGCTGACCGCCTGAAGGGTACGGGCCTGTGATTTGCCGGACGGCAGGTTAATGATAAGCCTGTCGCCTGCTTTTGCATCCGGCGCCCGGTCGAGCGTCAGCGCGCGGCCGCTCACCTGACTGATACGCCCGCCCGTCACCCGCCCCGACAGATACTGATCCGCCACGCCGATGATATGGCCCGGCAGCGGGATCATGCCTTCGAGTCCGGTGGCGAAACTCACCATCCGGTCTTTAGCATTTGTCAGCAGCGCCCAGCGGCCGCGGCGGTTGGCCTCGGTGCGCCGCGTGCAGCCGATGGCGGAGATCTGCGTCTGGCGCACGCCGTAGCGCCGCACCAGGTCAGGCTCCATCACCGCTTCCACTTCATCGGTGTAATGGTTCTCCGGGTTTGACCAGCTCACCATCGCCGTTGAATAACGGTTCTTCTCGCTGCCGCTGGCGTAGGAGAATTTGCCGTCAATAACGTTGGCGCGGGTGTAGACATACGTCATATCGCGCGGCATGTCCGCCAGCGCGGCCAGCTGATTACCGGCCCAGTAGGTCATACCGCGGAAGATGCTCGCCAGGTCGCGCAGCACCGTAAACGCCTCGTTCTGGCTCTGGATATAAACGTCGCAGAGAAAACGTGGCTCAGTACCGCTGCCGCCAGTACCGTCCGGCACGGGCTGATCGCAGTACTGCGCGATGCGGTAGAGTTCCCACTTGTCCACCTGCGTCGCATCCAGCCGGTCTCCGATCCCGAAACGGTCACTCAGAACCAGGTCGTAAAACACCCATGCGGGATTATTGCTCCAGGCCCATTTAAACGAGCCGTCCCAGGTGCCGGAATAGGTGCGCGCCACCGGATCGTATGTCGTGGGCACGCGGATTTGCCGCCCGCGGGCGCGTACGCTGATTTGCGGAATATTGCTGAACTGCTTCGCGTTGAACGACACAAACAGCAGCGCGGTGTTCGGGTAGCGCAGCTTTGCATCGATGATTTCGGAATACGCTTCGATGTTCGTCGTATCCACGATGCGGCTGGAGGTGCTGTCCGCCGTCGTCCGGCTTACACGAAGCTGCCAGCCGGTCCGGGCAGGAGGAAGGTCAATGCGATGGCTGCGCTCATAGAGGGAGGCGGTTTTACCATCGAACGCGCTGTTCAGCACTGTGACATACCCGCCGCCGTCGGTGGACAGCTCAATTTTGTATTCGACGCGGTAGCCCACCACATCCCCGTTGTCCTTCATGCGCTGCAGTGAAGGCACACCGAGACGCACCCGGACCGCAGAGAGCTGCGTGTTGCTGATGGCACGCGTCCACGGCTGTGTGGCTTTAAGCTGAGTGTTAACGGTGATTTCATTTTCCACCGACGGTATGCCGGGAATGTAATCCTGCGTCTGGGTACCCGGACGAAATTCCCATTTCACATCGGGAAAATTAAGCGTGCCGTCAGCGCTGCGGATCGGGGTACCGTCGAGGAAAATATCTTTATCCGTCAGGCCGCCGGCAAACTCCCCCTCGCCCAGCGCCAGCAGTATTTTGGCCGTCGCGATCGACTGTAATGAATCAGGAGACTCCCGCGGTGTGCGGGAATTACCACCGCCACCCTTTTTACCGGTTATTTTTTCCATACTGCGCCCATAAAAAAAGCGCCCGCAGGCGCCATTATCAGACCGGTTTTCACTGGTCGTTGGTGTAGATGCCGGCAGAGACAATCGCGCCGCCGATTTCGCGTTCGCCATACAGGAGCCCGACGGGATTACCCATTGCTGTGGTATTCACGGGCCCGCCGAACGCATAGCTCGGCGCGTTATCGGGGTCCTGACGCGATGCCAGCCCGCCGGGCTGGGGTGACAGCATCTGCACTACGCCGCCAATCATCATCGAACCGCCCATAAGGCCAATACTCATCGCCGTGCTGCCTGCGATGGCACCGATACCCACGGGGCCAAGAGCAAGCGCTCCCACCACCAGCACGGCACCGAGAATGGTCTGCAGCACACCGCCACGCTTGCTTCCGGCAATCACCGGCGCGATGCGGATATCCTCTTCGCCGCTGTTATGCTTCAGCTCGTCCTGGCCGATGTTCTTTTTTCCCCGGAACACGGCAAAGCGCAGGCCGCGCAGGTGCGCCGTCTGCATGTACTGCTCAAAACCCGGAAGAATGACCGACAGCGCGCGGCAGGCTTCTGCAGGGCTGGCAATCACCAGCCGGTGCACCCGACCGAACCGCGCGCCAAGCGCGCCGTACAGCCGCACCGTTTTCAGTTCGTTCATGGCAGATCCTTGTGTCTGACTATTTTAATCGTGCGCTCGCGCAGATAGCCGCCGTAAGGCGTTGCGCAGGAGAGCTGGCCGTACAGATGATGCAGCAGTTGGTTACCTTCCAGCAGAATACCGGCATGATTCACCACCGGCGCGGATACCTGCATCAGCACCATGTCGCCGGGGCGCGGATCTGTGACCTCGCGGAACCCCTCGGCATACCAGTTATCCATATAGAGATTTTCTCCCCGCTCCCACCACGGGTAATCCACGCTGTAGTTGCGAAGCGTCACACCCTGCCGGCGGTGCCAGTCCATCACCAGCGACCAGCAGTCGGCATAACCCAGCTCAAAGGCGCGCCCTTCCAGCGGCCGTTCGCCGCGGGGCGCAATGGTGCGCAGGTCGCCTTCCGGCCACGAGACGATTACCCAGGGGATGCCGTGAGCATCGCACTGCAGCTGGTCGAGCTCGCTCGGCTGGGTGGTGGCGCCGTCGCCCGGGTGGGAATGCACAATGGCAGTAACGGTTCCCCAGTCTTCCGCGGTCGCGTAATCCTCCGGCGACAGCTCAAACTGTTCCTCCGGCGCGCCGGTAATGTTCCGGCACGGGAAATACCGCTCGACACGGCTTTTTTGTGCCACCACGCCGCAGCACTCGCGCGGGTATTCCGCCGCAGCATGCGCCAGAATGTCGGCAATGGTTTTATCGCGCATGGTTACCTCCGGATCAGGCTGGCACCCGGAAAGCCGCCGAAATCGAGCCGGGCATCCGGGCCAAAGCGTTTTTTACAGTCGGTCAGCAGGCCAGAGCATTTATCCTGTGCCGGGTCGGTCACCGGGTTACCTTTCAGATCAAACATGCGCGGGCCGTTGTAGGTACAGCCGTCACCGCTGCGGTATTTGTTGCGGCAGGCCCAGGTGCAGACCGCCGTGATTTGCCGCGTCGGGATCAGCAGTCCCTGCAGGTCCATCGGGCTGGAGAGGCGGAACTCCACCACTTCATTGTCTTCAGCCGCCTTGCTGTCGATGTAAAACACCTGGCGGAAATACTGCCCTGGATCGGCAGACGGGTTGCCGTCGGGAAATGTGCGCGCATCGAGATACTGGCCGAACGTATCCAGAACAGTAACCTTCGCCTGTACCATGTCATCAAAGCGCAGGCAGAGCGCGGTCACCACGCTATCAAGGTTAGCGACGCGCAGCACCGGCTCCGCGCTCTGGCCGTCACTCGACGACGCCAGCCCGGTAATTTCAAATGGCCAGGCGCCGTACTCCTCGCCATCAAACCAGATGGATTTAGCGGCAAGCTTTAAGGTGTCGCCGCCGCTCGCCGCGATTTCTTCCGGCGTATGAGGAATGGTGCAGGCGTGAAAGCGCAGCACGCCCGCGCCGAACGCCGAGCCGTCGACGGTCACCATGCGAACGCTGTCGCCGGGCTCGAGCTTCTGAACGTCATTGCTGATTGCCATAATTACCTACGGAGCGAATGCCTGTGTGAAGGTTGCCGTGAGAGAGAAAATGCCACCGCCCGGGGCCGACGGGCGGTAGGCGTCACAGCGGTAAAGCCCCGCGCCTTTCAGCGGTGCCTGCCAGATGAATGAACGGCTGCCGCCATGCCTGTCGAGGAAGTCCATAATCGCGGTGATGTAGCTTTCATCACCGACAAATTCCAGATCCCATTTCTGGCTGCGGGCGTTGATGCCGTCGCCCGACGCCTGGGCGTACCCGTCGCCGAACTGCGCGCGGCGGACGCGGTGAGTGACCTCACCGCCGGCATTAATGCGCGGGCACCAGGTAAAAGTTTCGGTTGCCATGTTTCACCCATAAAAAAACCCGCCGTGGCGGGTAAGTAAGGACGGTCAGCGCTTGCCCTGCGTGGCGTTCCACAACGGAGTGCCGGGCTTGCGCAGCTGTGTGTTGATGGTATCGATGATGGCGCCGGTGAGCTGGTTAGCCACCGCACCGGCGGCGTTAGTGTTGCCCTGCGCACCGCCTGTGCCGCCGGAGAAATTTATGGTACCGATGCTGACGCTGACACCCGCGCCGCCCTGCGTGCCGCTACCCAGCGCTTTTACACCCAGCCTGCCGGTAGCGTCGCGGGTCAGCGGCATAATGGCTTCCGGCCCGGCCTCGCCCATCACGCCCGCCCCTTTCGCAAACGCAAAAAAGGTGGGAGTGTCAACGACACTGCCGCTGAAGCTGCTCAGATCGGCTGACGAATAAACCCCACCCTTCGCGTTAAACTGGAAAGACGCGCCGTAGTTCTGGATGGCGGTGCCTGCATTCGCGCCGCCGGATGCGCTTCCGGCGACACCGCCCACAATTCCTCCGAGAAGGGAGCCAAGAAGTCCACTGCCAGACGAACCGCCACCCATCGCGTTAACCACGGCCATCTGCAGCGCAACCTTTGAGATAGTCTGCAGAACGGATAACCCCCAGTCCTTCCAGCTGGCCTTGTTACCCACCAGCATTGCGGAGACGTTATCAAGCGCACTGTTCATCGTGGAGGTAATACCCTGCGATACCGTGCCGGCAATGTTGCTGACGTTATCCATCCAGTCTGACAGTCCCGCGCTTACGCCCGCGCGCCAGTCCAGTTCGCTGGCCTTCGCCTGCTGATATTTTTTATCAAGCGCATCCAGTGCAGCCTGGCGCGCAGCAATAGCCTCTGCCCCCTTATCGGTTTTATCAAAAACGCGCTCCACTTCCTGCCGCTCGCGGTACTGCTCACGCTGACGGTTCCCCATCCCAGACGTGGCGGAGGTTAAGTCAGCTTCATCCTGATAACGGCGCCCCGCATCCTTCAGATCTTTCAGCGCATCGGCCATTTCATGCTGCTTGCGGACAGCCTCATCGGCTTTCTGCGTCCACTGCGCCAGCGCCACGGCACCCGCCTCAATGGATTTGCGTTGCTCTTCGCTCCACTTAACGCCATTTTCATGAGACGCAGCGTAAAGCTCAGCCGCTTTTTCTCCCTGCGTGGCGCGCACCTTCTGAACTTCAACAGCGACACTCAGATCGGCGATTTTTCGGCTGTACTGCTCAGCGGTCTGCGCCGCCTCGCGTGACGCTTTATTCTGGGCATGGGTTGCAGCCGTCTCATCCTTTTTCGCCTGGGCCAGCGCCTCATCTTTCCGGGCAGCCTGATCTTTGTTGTAAATGTACTGGGTATACAGCGCACCGGATAGTTTCAGATCCTGCGCTTCATAGACATGCTGCTGATGAAGTTTCTGCAAACCGGACAGGCTCGCCAGTTCATTATCGCGACGGGCTTTTTCCAGTGCTGTTGTCTGCTGGGGCGTCGCATTAGAGGCGGAAATTACCGGCCCAGCATATGATGCCGGTCGACTGGCGGGTGTTACCCCCATGCTGCGGTTCAGTAGGTCATACGCCCCTTTCAGGGTGGCAATAGCGCCCGCCTCCTGAATGGCTTTCTGCGTAGCCTGTTCACTGGCGTCATTAAACAGCTTCTGGGTCTGCTGAAGTTTTGAAACGGCCTTCTCTCGCTCATACTCCAGTTTATTCAGCTGATCCGTCAGAGAGATATTTTTCTCTGTAATATCCGCCTGGTCCATAAACGTGTTAATCCACGTCGTGGTAGGGCTTTCGTTATAGCTCTGCTGGATCTGCGCGAGCCCCGTCAGACTGTCTTTAACCCTGGCTATCTGACTGTCGAGATCGGCGATATCCTTTTTCTGGGCATCAATGGATGAGCGGGCATCTGCCGCCGTAGAGCGCAGGCCGAGGGATGACATATCCTTAAGACGGACGTTAATTTCTTCCAGGTTACTGGCAAAAGCCACAGCTTCTTTATGCACCTGTTCGGTATGCTGATAAAGACCATACATTGCTGCGCCAGATGCCAGAATGACACCTGGCCACCCGCCTAACAGACTCAGTACGCCACCCCCCAGACGAGACATAACAGAAGCGGTTTCAGTCAAACGACCGGCAGCAGATGAACGGGCGCTGATAGCAGTATTCAGTTGAGACTGTGCTACCGCTAACTGACGCTCCGCGGCGATTTGCGCTTCAATGCCAGCGGCGGCGGCGCGGGCCTGCTGGGCACGGTAAACAGCCTGCCTTGCCGTTGCCACGCTGATTTGGGTACCTCGCAGCTGCGCTTCAGCAAGCCCCACCTCTGCCGTTGTGTTCGCCACGACAGAGGCGGTAGCTGTTGTGACGCTGGCGGCCATATTGCCGAAGTATCGTGCCACCCCCAGCCCAACCAGTGCGCCTGCAACGTTTGCAACAATATCAATATTTCCGGCCAGGCCATCCAGTACACCCGAAAGCGTGGAGGAGGCGCCCACGGCCTGATTAGCGCCGCCTACCCAGGCCATAAAAGCATTCTCTACTTTCTGTGCCGATCCGCTGATACTGGCCGGAAGGGTGTCGAATTCTTTACGAAGCTGCGCAACATTGGTCAACAGCGGCACGATTTTATCGGTGGTCAGCTCACCATTATTTGCCATGTTACGCAGTCCGCCGATCGTGGTGTGAAGCCCGTCAGCAAGGAATTTGGCGAGACGCCCTCCGCTTTCCATGATGGCATTAAACTCTTCACCACGCAGGACGCCCGAACCGAGCGCCTGACTGAGCTGCGTAATGACGGAACTGGCTTCTTCCGTGCTGGCGCCGGACAACTTGAGGGAGGTCGCCACGGTTTCGGTGACGTTTGCCACGTCCGCAGATGCATAGCCTGCGTCACGCAGGGACTGTGCGATTCTGCTGTAGAGGTTGGCGTTTGCCTCAAACGAGGTTCCGGTCCGCTGACTGATAGACATCAGCGACTGTTGCGCCGTGGTAAAGTCCTGTGCCGAGGAGGAAGCGAGGCGCAGACGACCATTGAGCTGGTTCCAGGTATCGGCATAATGAATAAGCTGTCCGGTAGCAAATGCTCCGGCAAACGCACCAGCCATACCTGCAGCTGATGAGCGAACCGAAGCAAGCTGCGCATTGAGCTCGCCTAAAGAACGCTGCGTTTCCCGGGTAGCAACGGCTGCACGGCGGCCCCCCTGCTCCATTGTTTTGTAATAATCAGAGCCCATCCGGGCGGCGCGGGAAATCTCAGTCTGAAATGACTGAGAATTTGCGGAGATTTTGATAATCAATTCGCGCAGGGTTGCCATAATTCACCTAATAAAAAACCCCGCCGTAGCGGGGTTTGAAAGAGGTAGGATATTGTTAAAGGAGCCCGGCTTTTTTCCTTGCTTCCTCTAAGTATTCTTCATCAGTTTTTTCATTTTTGGCTGAATGGATGTTACCGCTAATATCACTACCGCAATGCTTACATTTTATAGCTTCCTGACGGACTAATTCAGCACAAAAAGGACATTTTTTCATCCCGTCATCAATCATTTCCTGTTCAATAACTTTTGTGTCTTTTTTTATGACAATAGAATGAACTAACGCAATGATGAACAAGACAAAACCGTAAAACCACCACGCAATGAATGAGCGCCCTTTACTATGCGCTATCAGAGCGGGAATAATTCCAAGTACAGCGGCAACAAGAAACAACTCCATATCATATCCCTTATATTTAGCTATCAGGCTTAATCCTAATATTAACAATATGAAATGTCACTTGTGCTGACTACCCAGCCAGCGCAGCAAAGAAGCCTTCCAGCCCGGCGCCACTCTCTTCCTGCTCCGGGGTGTTCCACTGCAGGATCACATCATCAATGCTTAACTTTGCACCCTGCGAGTTGAGTACCGCGGCGGAAACCTGCGCAGCCTGGATGTCGCCGCGCCGGTCGCTGATGGGATTGAGGCGGTCAAATTCGATCCACATACGCAACTCGCTGGCCGTCATTGTCTGCTTCATTTCGTGAAGCGTACGCCCCAGACGCAACGCCAGCGCCATCAGGAAGAAGGTGCCGGGCTGGCTTACGGCTTTTCCACTTCGGCGGCCGAGGTGGTCAGATCGAGCGCCTGCTTAAGAAGACGGGCGTGCACCGGGCCATAAAACAGCTCCACCTGAGGCTTGTCTTCTTCAGAAAAGACCTGTGAGCCATCTTCTTCAAGAAGCACATCAATAAACAACACGACGTCAGCGCTCTTGTTACGCAGTGCACGCTCTGCAGCCGTCAGTTCATCCGTTTCGCCATCTGTCTGCTTGGGGTTAAGCACCTGCTGCCATTCCAGCCAGGCCTGAGCGGAAGGCTCACGCAGTTTTACCGTGGCGTTTTCCCATTCAGGTACCGTCACGACTTTTGTACGGAATCCCGCCATCGGTGCCAGCGCAAGCGCGCGAAGTGAACTCTGTGAAACCTGCTTTTCCATTTCATAACTCTCGTTTTAGCCATAAAAAAGCGGCTTACGCCGCTGTGATTAACCTGCTGCCGGGGCCGGTACAATCGGGACGGGTTTGCCTTTGATGCGAAGCGTAAACGACGCCGTCACCACCCCGGCCGTGCCCAGGCTCCAGCTGTTCTGGCGCACTTCTGCAAGGAACGCATAGCCATTACCGGAGGGGAAAATCACCTGAAACGCATGCAGTGCATCGGTGTCGTATGCGGTGCGAAGCGTGTTCTGACCTTCTTCATCGGCTGACCAGTTACCGGAAACCGTCATTTCCCCGGGCGCAGCCAGGCCATTCGTCATCTCCTGCTCGGTGGAGCAAAGTGTGGTGGTGTCGATATCCGATTTCTGCCCGCCGGTATAGCTGAGTTCTTTGGTCGAACAGTTAATAGACTGCCAGGTCGCACCGGTGGGGTTAGGCACCGTTGCCGGATCGGCGGAAACGTTAATTTTCGTTCCCTGCGTTTTTTCGTATTTTGAGGACATAGAGAGCTCCGGATATAAAAAAGCCGCCCGGAGGCGGCAGAGTGAATTATTGCCAGATCTGAACTTCCAGCGTGGCGCGGTACAGCGCAGTATCGGGCTCGTAACCGTTAATCTCGTTCAGACCAACAGGATGCAGATCAGCGAGAGCAGATTTAACCTGCTCGCGCAGCGCGCGGGCGTCGTCAATCGAGCTGGCCCAGGCATCCACCTGAACCGTACAGTCGGTTTCTGCCGGTCCGCATAAAACATCCTCGCTGGCAGACGAGGGCAGAAGAAAAACCACCCACGGGGCTGCTGTGCCCTGGGGAGCGACGTATGGGAAAACATTGCCGCCTGCCAGTGAACTGAGTCGCGCGTAGATATCAGCCTCCGTCACTTCGCCAGCACCTCATCGATCGCCTGATTCATCCGCTGCAACGCCACCTGCGTGGCCTCTTCATGGCGGGTATCGAAGGCCGGACGCACAAAAGGGTGCGCAGGCATAGCTGATGTGCCAAGCTCAACGAAGCGCCAGTAAAATGCGTTACGCGGATTGCCGGCCTTCATGGTGCTGTCACTGTTACCTGTGACCGGATTGACGCCGCGGATATGTACCCCTGATGAAATTTCGCCGCGGCGACGCGCTTTCTGCGTCACAACCACAACGTTCTTCTTCAGCTTGCCAGTTTTGACGGGGGCCCTCTTTTCGACCTCATCCTTCAGAACTTCGGCACCCGCACGGGTCGCGTCACGTAATACCTTGTTATTTTCTGCCTTGCTGAGCGTTTCCAGATCCTTTGCAATGCCGGCCAGGCCGGAGAAATCAAGACTGGTTGAAATCACTGTTTAACCCCCTTCTCGCAAAGCAGTTCCAGCCGGGTGCCGTTCTCCGCAGAGATAGCCGAACTGATATCGTATATTTCACCGTTGCCGGTAGGCGGCAGGTGAACGGCGCGCCAGCCTGTCGTTACCGGAATCCCCGGATACCGCCGCATCCAGATTCGGGTAGTGGTGCTGCTCAGCTCTGCGCCACCATCCATCATCTCCCGTCCCGATATATCTGCGACTTCTGCGCGTACCGAAGCAACATCAATCCATCCTGTTGCCGGTTGCCCGGACGGTAGCCGCCCGGTAGCTGGTTTTTGCAGGCTTACCCTGTGCCGTAATCTTCCTGCTTTCATACGCCATACACCCGGTAAGGTTGAAGAAGTGCTTCGGTGGAGAGGGCCAGCGTAGAGGTGACGTTACCCACGTTGACCGCTTCACGGTTCGCGTACCAGTGCCCGATAAGCATCATCATCGCCATTTCAATATCATCGCTGTAAAGCAGGTGGTCAGGGTCGGAAAGGTAGCCCGGATCTTCTGGTGAATCATAAAGCCGGCGGCGGGTCCACTTTTCCACATACCGCGCAGCCGCCTTTATGCTGTTTTCGATCCAGTTGTCGTCCTCTGTAAAATCCGGCTCGATATTGCAGTGATGCTTAACCTGCTCTTTGGTCAGCATTTGCGCCCCTTATTTGGCCTTGCCCTTTCCTTTCGGATCGGGGTCTTTTTCGGAACCAGCCTTTTTCTGGCCGGGCTCTTCTGCGTAACCGCGCTTCACAAGCTCGCGACCGTGCTGATCGAGCGTTTCGAACTCGGCACCTTCAGTCAGCACATTGCCTTCAAAGTAAATGGGCTTGATAGCGATCAGCTTCATGACGTTCTCCTTCAGGGAAAAGAAAAGCGGCCCGGGAGCCGCTGTTAAGAATTACGCACCGCCACCGGCGGCAGGCGCAGTAAACGCACCATAGATGAACGCCTCCGGGCGTTTCACCGCCAGCGCAAGGCGCTCTTCACAACGAATCGAGATCATGTTCTTCTCGAAGTCATCGGCGTTTTCAGTGGAGATCACCACGTTGGCGTCTTCACGGTCGAAGAGCTGCGCCGCCGCGTTGAAAGCACCGGTCAGGAACTTGCCCTGGAACGCTGCCGTTTCGGTCGCCACCACCGGCAGGCCCCACAGGGTCGGCCCGCTCAGCGCCGCCGGATTCGCCAGGATGTAGCGGCCCAGACTGTCTTTGGTGAGTTCAATCTTCGCCCAGTCGATGAAGTGCAGAACATGGCCGGACGCCGGGAAGCGCGCCAGCTGTGCCTGCAGCATCGCCAGGCGCAGCACGTCAATTCCGTTCTGTTTCTCGACTTCAAACGCGGCGCTGAAAGCGGACGCCTGCGGCACAATGCCTTTCAGATGCGCACCGGTGCCGTCGCCAAACAGGATTTCCTGCTCTTCGACATACTTCAGGCCGTAACGCATTTCCGCATCAATCGTGGACTGCAGCTGAGCGAAGTCGTCCAGGATCTGCTTGGACGCTTTGAACATGTGCGCAATGGTGGTCACTGGCGTGATCTGGGTGGCGAACTGGATATCGCTGTACGGCTTGGTGGTGCCTTCCGGTACCACTTTTGCGGCATTGGTGAAACCCGTCTGCTGTACCCAGAAGATTGCCGGTGCAGCGGTACGGCCCGGAGCGATCAGGTCGCGGATGAACAGGCGCTGCTTCGGCGCGGTGTCGATACCCGGCAGGCGTTGCGGCTCTACCACACCGGTTGGCACGTCAGTTGATATCAGTGCAGCATTGACCGGCACGCTCACGCGCTTGCCACCCTCAACGCTGGCGGCGAACGCTTTAAGTGCTTCGCTGCTGATAACGGTCTGGCCGACGGTTTCGACCACTTTTGCTGCATTCGCCAGAGGCATCTGAGCGACCTGCTGCTCCAGCTCGCCGAACGCGGCCTTGAGCGTCTTTTCCGCCTCTTTCAGGGCGTTAAACTCTGAGGCCATTTTGTCGACGGTTTCTTTAGTTTCTGCCGACAACTTGCCGGTTTTCTGGGCTTCTTTCAGCGCCTCTTCTGCTTTGGCGTTGAATTTGCCGGTGGCCTCTTCAATGCTGGCGCTGACTTTTTTCAGGATCTCGTTTACTTCAGACATAACTTCTCCGTATTTACTGGGCAGCCGCTTTCAGTCCGCTAATAGCGGCTTCCAGACGGTCAATGGTTTCTTTTTCGATGGTGGCAGCGCCTGGCGTACCGTCAGGGGTGGCAGCAGCGCCCGGCGTGCTGCCCGATAAGGCTTTAAGCAGTTTTCGGCGTTCAGACCGTGGCGTGTTTGCTTTCGCCAGTAACGCATCAAGCTTGCGCAGCGCGGCGGCTGGGCTTTCCTCGTCGTCGGCGATTTCATCAGCAGACAGCAGGCTGTCAGCAAAGCCTTTTTCCACGGCTTCGCTGCCGCCAATATAGGTTTCACCGTCCATCATTTTGTCGACGGTGGCGGCGTCGAGGCCGCTGCGCGCCTGGTAGATATCGCTCATGGCTTTATCAAACGGCGCCATGTCAGTGGCAATCTGCGCCAGGTCGTGACGGTTGCCCATCGCATAGACCCAGCAGTTGTGGATCATGAGGAACGCGCCGCGGCCTATCTGCACTTCATCGCCTGCCATTGCGATAATCGACGCCGCAGAGGCCGCCAGCCCCAGCACTTTCACGGTGACTTTGCCGTCGTACTCACGAAGCAGGTTGTAAATCGCCAGCCCTTCGAACATGTCGCCGCCGGGGCTGTTGATGTTGACCGTAACGTCTTCGCCATTAAGCGAACGAAGCGCACCGGCGATACGGCTCGCGGTCACGCCCTCGCCCCAGTAATCTGCGCCGATCACGTCAAAAATCGAGATACTGTTATCACCGTCGCGCGCCGCACGGATGCTACCGTTCCAGCGTTCCATCGCCGCAGCAGGCAGGTCTGGTTTTTCGCGCGCAAAAGGCCGCCCCTCCGGCGCCGCCGGAAGGTTTTTAATGGTCATGGATGCTCCTATGCCGCCTGCTTCAGCGGGGACTGTTCGAAGGGAATGTCGGGGAAAACGTGACTGTGAAGCTGACGAAGCGCGGCGGCCTGCACTGCCGGGCTGTTCTTTTTGAGGTCCTCCAGCGGCGTCAGGTTCAGCTGTACCGTGTAAATATCTCCACCCTCAATGGGAGGCAGATTTTCCAGCCGACGCACATCATTGCGTGACATCCAGCCGTTCTGCAGCGCGCTGGTATAGTAGGCGGCGCGTCCTGCGCTGTCGGCACGAAGCAGCCCTTCGACAGAAAACTCAGCAAAGATGTCCTCTTCACCGTTCAGCAGGCAGCGGGAAATCTCCTGCTCAATATTGACCAGCAAAGGGCGCAGCGTGTGGGTCAGAAACTGCAGGTTCATCCCCTCCAGGCTTGATGCCCAGCTGCTCTGCTTAGAGGTATGCCCGACCATAAACGGCGGCACGCGGAACCAGCGGCAGATTTCCTCAATGCCAAAAGAGCGCGTCTCCAGCATCTGGGCCGCTTCCGGATTCATCGTGACGTTCTGATATTTCAGACCGCCTTCAAGCACCATGATTTTCCCGGCATTCTTTGAACTGGTGAACTGTGCCATGTAGCTGCGCAGCCGTTCGCGTTGCTCTTTATCCAGCGGCATATCTGCTGAGAGAAAACCCGAACTCTGCAGGCCGTTCTCAAATATTTTGGCAGCCGACTCTTCGACCGCCATTGCGGCACCGATCACATCGCGTCCGGAACTCAGCGGCATCATGCCGCAGACCCCGTCAAGACCGAAGCCGCGAATGTGCATCAGGTTCTTTTCCGCAATGAAACGCGCCGTACCGTTCTCGGTGTAAGTGTACTCAAGCCGGCCGGTATCGAGGCGTTTAACCACCATGTTCTGGGGGAGCAGCGGCACCAGCGAGACCAGTTTGTTGCCGATAAACAACTTCTCCACGAAGGCGTTGCCACGAAGACAGATACTCGCCACCAGCATCAGCATAAATCGCGATGGCGTCATCTCCAGATTCGGCCGGCGACACAGTACCTGGTATACCTGATTCTGTTGTGCCAGCCTGCGGGAGCCATCAGGCTGTCGCTCGTAAATCTTCAGCGGCAGCGTGGATATTGACTCGCTCAGCAACCGGACACAGGCCCAGACCGCTGACAGCTGGATAGCCTTATCCGCAGTGACCACCTTCCCGCTGCTGCTCGTACCGTACCATTCCTGCCAGAACGTCCCGTTGGTCAGGCTGATGGGGACGCCCAGCCAGTTAAGCAGGGCGCTTTTCACCCTGCCCGGCTGCTTATTTTTCTTCATCAGAAACCTACCATGATGGGATTATCAAAGAAGCCGCTCAGGTCCTGCTGGTCATTGCCACCGTTAACGAGCAGGCGACTCATTGCGGTGAACAGCGCAGCCGGACCATCAATCTTGGCCTCAGGTGTCGATTTGTTGGGAAAGATGTTGTCGTTACGATCCGGCTTCACCGTGACGTTCGACATCATCCAGTTCATCACGGGGTGATTGCTGTGGTGAAACCGGCCGCCGTACACCAGCGCCTCAACCTCTTTCATGGCCTCGGAGAAATTGCGCACCGTCTGCGGCACTTCCACAAGGGGTAAACCCTCTTCAGCAAGCGCCAGACTAAACTGCGTCGCGCTCCACGGATCGAAGCCTATTTCTTTAAGACTTTCCCCGCTGACCCACTGCTGCAGCTCTTCTTTGATCTGCGCATGATCGATAACGTCGCCATCCGTCAGGATAAGTTTGTCGAGCTCAGCCCATTTCCGGTAGAGCTCGGCCATCTGCCGCGAACATTTTTCCAGCCGCCCCTCGGGCAGCCAGAATTTAAAGTCGGCGTGAACGTGACCATCAGGCGATCGCCAGGCTTTTACCGCGGCGCAGATATCAATTTTGTTCGCCAGGTCGACGCCGACCCACAGCGGGTAAGTTTTCAGCTCATGCGCCGGCGCGATAAACGCGCATTTATCCCACTTCAGCATGTCCATCCAGGAGGACTCCGCCGTCACCCAGATATTCATATGTTTAGTGAAGAAATTAACGCGTGCTGATACCTGCTCTTTGGCTTTCTTCGCAAGGCGGCGTAAATCGTCCCAGCGTTTGCAGATCCCCAGTCCGGGATTCGCCTTTTGCCAGACCGTTTCGTCGAACGGATCGTCGCCGTCGTCCAGCGTGTAGATGATGGCGAAAAAGGTATCGTCCTTAACGGCACCTTCCACCTCACTGTTAAAGCCGCGTAGCACCTTAATGGCGTAATCGCGCAACTCGTAGCAGATGCCTTCTTTGTTAAAGCCCGCAGTGGTGATACCAAACAGCAGGGACTGCAGGCGCGCACCGGTCGCCGTCTCTAGAACGTCCCATACGTCACGGGTTTTATGAGCGTGCAGCTCGTCAACAATGCCGCAGTGAATATTCAGGCCGTCCAGGTTGTTAGCGTCACTGGAAAGCGGCTCAAATTTAGAGGCACTTTGCTCCTGATAGATAGCCAGCTTGTTGAACTCGAATAGGCGCCCAAGCGTCGATTTCGCTTTTTTCACCATATTTTTGGCATCTTCGAAAACGATGCGCGCCTGATCGCGGGTTGTGGCCGCAGAGTAGACCTCGGCCCCACCTTCGCCATCTGCGCCCGTCATGTACAGGCCAACTCCGGAAGAAAGCGTGGATTTGGCGTTCTTACGCGCCACCTCGTTGTAAGCAGTACGGAACCGCCGCACCATTACCGGGCGACCGCTGCCATCATTCCTCAGCACCACCCCGCCGGTTTCCTCATCAACCAGCGGAATAACGAAACCGTAAATATTGATAAGGATGAAAACATGCCAGTCCATCAGGGCGATCGGCTGCCCGGCCTGAGCGCCTTTCACATGCGGGATGAACTTATAAAAATTCAGGATGTGCTGTGCGCGGGGCTCGCTGAAGAAAATACCCCGCGCCTCGCCGTTTTGCAGATCGTCAAGAAAACGCTGGCAGGCCAGCCGGACATATTCACAGGCAATAATCTCCCCCGCCACGACGCGCTCGGCGTAGCGAATACCATCGGCAACCTTAGCCATTAATCCCTCGCTTTCATAAACTCAGCCAGCGGATCAACCGCGTCCGGCGTTTTGGTGCTGACCTTCGACCGACTGGCTGGCGTCATCCCAAATTCTGCCAGCATGGCGCGCAGCCGCTTCCAGACATCCGCCTTCATCATTGCTGCCGGATGCGCCTTAATCAGTACATCCCCCGTCTGCGTTTCAGTGCGGTATGTATACCCCTCGATTTCCAGCGTATCGCAGTGGTGGCGGTACTCGGTATAAGCCTCAACCAGCAATTCGAGCGCGCGGGCGTCCAGCTGAGAAATGACACCAACGGCATCCAATTCTTCGGCCATTCGCTTAAACCAGTACTTCGCCTGTTTGTCGAAATGCTTTGGAGTTGGGGGTACCCCTGCAGGGGGCTGTGGCTCGTTTTTATTGATCGGGCGTTTTGATGGGTTACCCCTCACCAAACGTAGATGGGTCGGGGTTTTCGGTGGTCCGGACATAATCGAAAACTCCTATTAATCATTGAGTGGGGGACCCCATAAAAAAGTTTTCTAACCTGCGGCGGTGTGAAAAAGGGTTAGGCGGCGGTCCTGAGGAGGCAGGGCCCTGAACTTTTGACCCGCCCTCATGATTGCTGCTTTTAAGTGTATTTTTTATCGTTGTAACGCTCTTTATCGGTCTCTAAAATGGCAAGGTTTTTATTTGAAAAGGATGAATGATGGCAAGGTACAGGGTTGGCAATAAATTTCTATCGCAGGCAGAGTTCGATGAAGAGCAAGACGCAAAATGGATAGGTGGTCTGTTTTTAGTCGGCGCTCTGCTTACTGGCTTTCTACTGCATCATTATCTGGTCAACCCCGACTGGCATAAAGCTATACGTATTGCTGTCACTGTCATTCCGGCTGTAGGTATGGGCATCCTTATCGCATGTCTTCATCGCATTGTGCGAATGCTATTGGGTCTGGCTTTTATCCTGGCCATTATTGCGCTGGTGATTAAAATTCTTGTGTCTTTGATCTAACACGCAACGCCTACCGACATGCATTTCCATGCCTAAGTAAGCGCAGAGTATATGACTCATCGCGTTCTTTCCGTTGCAGTCTTGGATTTGTGACATGACCAGCACAGCGCCTGTAGGTTGCTATCGTCGTCTGTACCACCATGAGCTTTTGGTATGATGTGATCGACCGTTTCAGCGGGGTGCGGTCTGCCTTTACGCTGGCATTCCTGGCAGATGTGCCTGTCACGGGTAAGGATACGAACGCGAATGATATCCCACTTACTACCATAGCCACGATGGTGCCTATTTAACCCGCGATGATATTGCAGCCATCCTTCGCTACTATACGCTTCACAAAAACCTGAGCGATGAGTGGTTTTTCCTGGACAACCACGTTTACGACAAGCTCGATATATAGCCACTGGCATAACCCAACCTCAACGCATTGAATTTTAAAGGATAATATTTTTTGTAGAAATAAAACACTATACTTACCTATACGAAATTTATAAAATCCTTGTCAACTAGCTCTATAGTTTAATCAGTCGCATACTTAAAGGATAAAAAGTGAACAAACAAATCAAAGATTTAATATCAACAATTAAAAAGATAGATATTGTCAAAATTACTGATGAAGAAAGTCTCGATGATGATACTAAAGTAATGAGATTCGAAAATAAAGACGAACAATTCTTCATGATGATAAAAAACATATCTGAGGAATACATTGTAATCA